GCTCAACTGAGGCCTTAAATGCGTCTGCTTGCTCCATGCCAATCTGATCGCGAATGGTATCCAGCAAAGCAGGCATTTGTTCGTTTTGCATTTTGCTAACTTCTTCCAACATGTCCTGAATACTATCAACCATGTCTTTGGCAGCTAAAATGGCCTGGCTCTTGCCCATTTCGCTTTCCATGATCAGCTGTTGTTTGTTTTCGACCATCCAGCGATGTAGGCCTTCACGTACCATCAGCAGCTCCATGTACTTAGGATTTTTCTCTGCTACATGAACTCCGTGGCTGTGTTTGATCTTTTCAAGATTTTCTGTCAAACCTTGAGCTAGCACATAAGCTTTAGGAAAGTTTAAGTTGTCATAATCAATCTTGACGCCAAAGCGGCTTTCCATGACTTTGTTAATTTTTTTAGCGGAAGGCTTGACGCCCATTTCTGTTAATCTCATAGTGGTGTATTCCCAAATTTTAAGTATTTAGCCGAAATTAAAGTTTTTTTCAAAATGTTTGAAACTGATCGGCGCTGCATTCTAGCGTCAGCACATCTATTTAAGGCTGTTTCAATTTTGAAGTCATTTTTGGCATTTTTGATTGTGTGCTGATAAAATTCTATGTCTCGATCCAATTTACCCAATTGTCTGTCTAGTTCCAGCAGTTCAGCAGCAGCAGAGTAGTTTTTCATTGATTTGATACAGTACAATATGGCATTGGATTTTGAAACAAAATCATGCAATACTCGACCGTCCTGCTGTTCAACACGCCAACAGGTGCTGTTTTTGCCTTGTATCCTGTAAGGGCCAATTAAAAACCCGTAGCTTCCAACAGGAATAACTACGGGTTCATTTATGTATGTTTTGAGCTGTTTATCTGTCCATTCTTTGATGTATTTTGTGCCTACAGTTGCAAATAGTTCTTGTGCCTGATCTAGTTCATTTTTTTTGTTTATAGTAGACTTTGCCATCTTCGTTTTTTCTAAATAAAACATCTTTGTTTACCAAATGATTTGCCACAATCAATTGTCTGGGTGATAAATCTTCTCGAGCTATTCGCTTGTCGCCGTCAAATTGTCCCAAAACATCTGCTTCTTCGTTAGTGATTGGTAATCTAATTTTATTTACAAGTTCTACAATCTTCATTATTATTTTAGAATAAGTTGTACTATGACCATAATTAAACCTGTGAGCATTGCTACGCCAAATGCTGTGCCAACGGTAATCAACTGCCCGCTACTTTTACTGGTAGCCTCTGCTGCAGATTCTGATATTTTCGTGCGTATGACTATGATGTTTTCTTCCATGTTGGTCATGCGCTGTTCTAGCTTGTCTAGTTTGTCTTCCAATGCCTTGTATCTTTCAGCGCATAAATCCACGTGCGCTTCAAGGCTTGCTCTTTCGCTTGCTGCCATCTCTTTCTTCCATTAAAAATAGAGGGTTCTGTAGTAATGCCTAGATTGTGTGCCATGAGCAAGATGCCTTAAATGTGCCTGTGTTTAGACAGTATTTAAGTTGATTCTGCCTTTTATAAAATATATGTTTTTTATTGAGCCATAAGGGTAAAAAATTGGCAAAATAAATCTTGCTGTTTCTTCTAAACCGCAGATTATAGGCACTCGACTAAAAGCTTCGTCAAGAGCTCCAACGGGATCCGCATCTTTGAGAAAAACATCTTCATATTCGACACCAAAGCTGAAAACCCAGCATCTTTGACGACCGTGATAGATTTCTGGAAAATGTGAGGTTGCATCCACTTCGATATCTTCAACCACATATGGGCCATCAATGTGTTGTGGCTGTGCTTTGATGCCGATGCATTGCAGCACAGTTTCCCAATTACGTTGTTGATTTCGTTTTAGCTCGTTATCAGCCGAATGTCTGATAATACCTGTGGCAGTTATATCAACCAATGTCACGCCTGTGTAAAAGTACATGTAGATATTTATGTGGTAAAAAAAGGCAGAACCAAGTCTGCCTTGTATTGTTTTAGTTTTGGTTATTTAAGCCACAACAAAACTTGTACCATTGGTAACGGTAGCACTGCCTAGGTTCACAGAACCTTTGCGTGTTCCAATTGCCTGGATTGCAGTTTGCAATACACTAGCGTCTGGTGCATTTACCCCATCGCAGCACAAGCTGATAGCACCTGATGTTGGGTGTGCATAGTAAGCCAATACTGGTGGGAACACTTGAATGATAGCTTCAAATGCTTCGTTGGCTGCATCATCTTCAGCTGAAAGGTTTACGCCAGCTGCAACAATATAAAATACTACACTTTGACCTACTTCGGTATATTGAATACCGTTTAGAACACCTGTTAAACCTGCATAGTTGTAGCCTGCGCTACGATCAATTCCGATTGGCATTATTTTCTCCTAAAATTTTGCTTTCGCTGTAGATATTTATGGCTGTCATAAAAAAAGCAGCCGAAGCTGCTTTGTTTTATTGATTTAAATCAATTAAGCGATCTTGATACCGCTTGAAGTTGTAACAGTTGCCAATGCAGGGAACACGTTACCGTATGCACCAATGTTGGCACCTGGGGTACCATCGTGGCTAAGTGTACGAATAACTGTTTGTAGGTCACTTGCACTCCATGCACTACGCTCAGTGATAACACTTAACTGTGCTGTTGAACCTTGTGCATCAACTTGATATGCTAGAATTGTAGCATTTGAGCTGATTGTCTTTAATAATGTGTGTACAGCGCCATCTTTTTCTGCGGTGCTTGGGCCTCTCAATTCTGCTGCGAGGTTAGCTGTTGCGCCTAGTGTTGTGATTTTGTAAGCCTGGATTGGGCTGTTGATACCTGTGTTGATGATTACGGCGTTAGCATTTCTAGTTAAACTATCACCAACGTTGTTAACTACTTGTGAATCGCCGCTTACTCTTTGGACTCCGATTGCCATGTTATTTCTCCTTAAACATTTGCGTGGTTAGCGCATGCAAATATTTATGCAGGTTTGGAAAAAACTACAATCTACCCTGTACATTTGCTGTAGAAAATACCCCACGATTCACCAATTTAATAAATCCACTTGGTGTGTTGACAACAAAACCTTCGCCTTTGGGTACATCACCCACATACTGCTCTACACCACTCACTTGCGGCTCCAGTTGTTGTAATATAGCCAGTTTAAGGTTGTATATGGCCACATAAGCAGCGTCCATGGCTTCCATTATGGGTCTATTCTCTTCGGCTGCAACTAATGAAAATTGCGGTTTCGTTAAATTATTCTGCAGCCAGGCAGCATCAACTGCTTGTCCTGTGTATTTTCTATTATAGTATGTTTGCAGTTTTGATACTGTGGATTGTGTGAGGCTACCTAAAAAAGCGTCTCCATTAAAACTTGCAAAATTTTGCACAGCAGCTTGAGCTGCCCGGGTCTGCTGAACAGGTTCCTTTAATCTGAACTTGGTACCCATGTTACCGGTTAAAACTGTAATGTTTTGATTAGTACCACCAAGTCCGCCTAATCCCTGCAACGATGTTTTATTCACCAAATCTGCACCTTTAGGTGTTTTTATAACATCTGTTCCATAGGTATGAACTGCTAAACCAAATGGTCTGCCTTTTATTTCTTTGCCTACTGCGCTGTTAGATTTAACCTTGTAAGTCACACCGTGCGGATTGGCCTGAAAGGTAAAGTATGATTGTTGTTCTTGCACAGGGTCAGTCCACATAACATCACCTTGTACAAAGCCTTGAAAACCGCCAGGCACAATTGTTGCTACAGCATCAAACATGTTAGCTAATTTTTGTCCAACATCCATATTTTTTTGATTTTTGACAAAAAATTCTAATAATTCCTGTGATGATGTTACTTGTCCGCCAGGGCTGGCAATATATTCTTTGTAGTTCATAGTAAATAGACCGTCGGCCAATCTACGCCCAAAGATAATCGAAGGACTTCCGTCCCATTTGATACTCACTAAATTGGGATTAGAAACAGCAGATAGCATGCCATCTATGGCATCCGTGGCCGCCTGACTACCATTAAGGATAAAATCTTCTGGGTGCGGCGTGCGTATGCCTTCGGTAAGTGCTGTAATAAATTCTAATAACATTAGGCAAACTTGTTTGAATAGGTTCTAAACCATGCTGCTGTGCCTGGGGCGGGTGCTGCCTCGGGTAGTTGTATGTCGCTTTTGGCAAGTGTTTCTCTTGCAGCAGCAATAAGTTGTTCGTAGTTTGGTCTTTTACTAACTGCATTTAGTATATCATCTGCTGTATTCAATTGAGCAACAGGAATGCCAGTAATGTCACTTAATTTTTTTGCGCTTTTGCCATCTTCAATGGTAGTATTAGTTACACGATCAACTAATCCATGTTTATAACTCCATTTTAATCCCGGATGTAATGCCGACACAATACTGGCAAGAATAACATGGCGACTCATGCCAGTCAGTTTGCTTTCTTCTGGTGCCCCTGACATACTAAAGGCCTGCCAACTAGGATCACCAAACATTAAATCAGCCTGTACAAATCCTTTTTGGTTGTTACCTGCAATAGGTGCTTTGATATGAACGCTATCGCCTGACTTTTTTATATCTTTGGCATCAACACCGTTTGCCAACAAAACTTTTATTAAATCTTCTTTGGTAGTTGTATTTTCATCAACTGCTAAATCTAAATCACCAGATGAACTTTTTCTACCAGTAGTTCCTAGCCAGGTTTCAATTGGAAATTTTAAGTTAGTAACAGATTCTATCCAATTTATAGTATCTGGAACATCTTCACGGTTAATACGTTGTGTAAGAGCTTCCCCAGTTTGGCTTTTAAAAACATTGCCACCTTCGTTTAGATTAAGCACCGCCTTTTACTCCTCTTCTAGGACGAAAACCGCTTATAGATTTTTTACTAGGAATAGGCTCCATTCTACCTGCTGCAT